TCGGGAAGAGATGCATCAAAATCAGGATTTTCTACAGTTGGATTATAACCATATTGATTTGCTACAGCATTAATCACACGATCTAGGTGTTCATCTGGAATTTCTACACAATGTTGAGCCATAATATTCTCCTTTTAGAATAAAAGTGATATTATGAGAAGCTAATGTCTAAATCTGTAGCATTAAACTTAAATACATCGCCACTCTTAACTTCTCTAGGTGAAGTTAACGAACCATGTAAAAGCATATTACCCGCCGTAGCATGGTCAGCAATAAATACACCAGATACATGACCCCAATCACCAGTGGCAGTTGGAAAAGTAATGGCAGCTGTGTTAGTAATAGAACCAGAAGTTCCTACATCAATAGGGCTAGTCCAAGCAGTTACCTGAACTCTAGCGTAACTTCCACCACTTTTTTCTTTTGATGCTGTTTTTCCAGTTTCTCCTCCATTGGTTCCACCAGATTCATAATAACCAATCAACCCAACATATATACTAGTTCCGGGTGTTGTGTATGCTGTATTTCGGATTACGTGATTGATAAGCACGTTTTCCAAATAATTTGTCATGGCATCTGACATAATTTATAACTCCTGTTTCTAGAAGGATGATAATTCAGTTCTTCTCCAAGTGTTTGTCGCGACACAAGCATAGAGATAATATACGATAACACCACCACCAAAGTCCGTGTTACCTAATTTTATTTCGCCAACTGTACAAGTATCTGTTGCACTAGAAGGAGTACTATCGTCCCAAAAAAGAAGAGAATCACTAACGTCGGTAAATGTATTCCTAATTTTTTCAGGTGTAATTAGGCCGGAAGTATTGTCTTCTAAATTATTAGCTATTTGGGTCGCTAACTCTGTTTTGGTTCTCTTTGTCATAGTAATCCCATTACAGTTAAATTCATACTATTATACACCATATATAAAAAAAACCGCCCTCAAAAGCATTGAGGACGGTTTCTTTGTGAGGTGCTGGAGGTTATTAGAAGGAGCCAAGGAGGATTCTTCTGTTATCCAGAACGGCAAATCCAATTTCAGCCCAGCCGTAGAAGCCAGCACGCTGATGACGATGGAGAGTATCATCTTCGTAGATTTGAACGTCTTGCTTGATAGGCATAATAAAGCTATCACTAGCAGACAGGTCAAGACCTACTACCAATTCTTTATCGCTGCTTTCTACAGCACCGCCAAGTTGGTCGGTAAAGAATTTCTGATATTCTTGGTCTTCGCCAAGCTCATCCATGTCATGCAAATTAACACCAAACACACGGGTAATTGCAGCACCATCATCGCTAGAGAGATAAATCTCTCGTCGGGTAACTTCGTCAACCTGATCTATTCCCCAGTTGCGGATGTCTTCAAGAGCTTCCGGCGAGAGGTAAAGATCGGTCAAGCGACCGCGATTCAAAGAGCCACTGTTACCACCAGCGTTTCGACGCATAACAGTTTTCAAAAGAGAAACAAGACGCTTGGTAAATTGACCAGCAGATGCATCACCATCGTAAACCAAAATATTTCGGTCAACGCCAGCAGCAAGCAGGGTATGCCAACCATCGTCGTTCATCTTCTTAGTAAAACCAGCTTCCAAAACTTGCATAGCGCGACCAACAACATCCCAACGAGCTTCTTTAGCATATCGCAGGAGGTAGTCAATCGAAGATGCTACGCTGTAAGTTGGAACCATGACGTAATCGCCTTCAACCGCACGTTCTGGAATTCTTCCATGACCGGGATTGGTGTAAGCAACGTGATCGCCTTCAGTTCCGGGGGCTAGCAAATCGAGTGGGAATTCAGCCGCACTTCCGGGAGCCATCTGGATTTTCTCGAAAATATTATCGAGAACATCACCGACAAGAACACCCTTACGGAGCGGAGTTTCTAAAGCCACAGCTAACTCACGTTGAGCTGCGACTGCTTCATTTCTATCAGCGCTACCAGAACGCTTGATAAGATCAATAAAATGATCATCAGGTCGAGTCATTCTACTCATTTAAGTTCTCCTTATAGGATATTAATTAAATTATTCGTTGGCGTTAGGTAGATTAATTTCTACCTTCACGTAACCTTCGTCATCGACTGTTGACATAAAACGTCCAACAGCTAACTGGTTAGGTTTACTTACATCGTGAGCATAGGTATTACTGATATATCCAGCATTACCTGAGCTAGCGTAAGCAACTTGTCCAGCAGTAATAGCAGTACCATGATCAGGAGCAGCATCGTCAATCATGTTTGTGACGATTGTACCCTTCTTCAGGATGCTAACTTTACCACCTTTTTGAACTTCATCTTTATGCCAGTTAATGTGTTGACGAGTAAGGTCAATATTAACAACGTCGTTGAGTAGAATCCCAACAGGTTTAGAAGCAGCATTTACTGTTGCGTACTTCACTTTTGCACCAGCTTGATCCATAGCAGCACCGGAACCGACTGTGTCGATAACTACAATACCGCCTCGGGTAGCTGTGCCTTCGTTGTAGAAAAAGGAAATATCTACATCGAGTTCATTTCTATCAGCTTTCAAAGCCATAATTATGTCTCCTTAAAAACACTTGTTACTTTTTAAGATTAGCGGTTGTACGAAGAACATTAGATTCTAACCATGCACTAGCAGCAGTTGACAATTCTTCAACAGCATCATCTCCTGCGTCAGTTAGGGCAGCTTCAACTTCTTCTTCGGCTTCCTCTAGGACTTCAGCTTCTGCAACAGCTTCTGCTTCGTCGTCTTCTTCTTCTTGATAATCAGCTTCGCTTTCAGAAACTTCAGCGGACTTTGCTTCTTTCTTCAAAGCTTCTTCGTCTTTATCCTTTTTTTCAAAAGGATTTTCTTCGTCCTTTTTAGTAGCCATCTTTTTCATGGCGTTCTTTTTCAGGGCGACAACTTGCTCAAACATTTCATCTGATGCTTCAGCAAAAGTTTCGAGAATAGACTCGATTTCTTCTTCTTCAGCGCCAGCTTCAGTAAGAGCAGTTTTTCTAGCTAATAGCTTAGCTTCAGCTTCTTGAGCTTCAATCTTAGCTACAGCTTCTGAAAGTTCTTCATCTTTACTTGCAAGAGCTTCTGTAAGCTCTGCGACTTTAGCTTCAGCAGCTTCAACAGCGACTTTAGCTTCGGCAACAGCTTCATCTTTTTCAGCTATAGTGGCTTCAAAAGCTTCTAACTGAGCTTTAATTTCTTCGTCTTTCTGATTAGAAACCTCAGCTTTGAGTTCTTGAGCTTCTGTTTTAGCTTGTGCTAGTTCAGCTTTCAGATCTGCAATCTGCCTTTCTAAATTTTCATTAGACATATCGGAATTCTCCTTAAAATTAGAAGTAGTAATTGTCATTGCTTGTGTATTAGCAAATGGGTCTACGTCATTAATAATAATGCTACGCGGATTAGCAGGATTGCTAACTAGACCCTTACCGGAAAAGGCTATGTTATTCAATAGCCTTCCTATTTTATATCCTTCGTATTCTCCTGATCCTCCATACGCTCTAAGATGTTTGGTTAAGAAAGCAGATGCTTCATCTCTAGCCAGAACCTTTTGTTGACCTTCTGGATCGACTAACGCGTAATCAAAGCCAGAAAATAAACATTCCATACTAACATACCACTTTCCTTCTTTAATTTCACTTATTACTTTTGAC